GTGGAGCCGAACGGGCTGGTGCAATGGGTGGAACTGAAGTCGAAGGGACAGCACCCATCCCATATCCAGCTGGTGAGGTTCAGCGAACTCCGCGACCTCGGCCATGAGATATTCGTGTGCAGCTCACGGGAAGACGTCGATAAATTCATCAAGCAGCTATGATCTATAAACCGTACGAATACCAGCAGACGGCACTTGACTGGGTGATGGACCACGAGCGCTGTGCCCTGTTCCTCGACATGGGACTCGGCAAGACCGTCGTGACGCTGACCGCCATCCAGCGACTCATCGACGACGCGGAAGTCGGCAAGGTTCTCATCGTGGCACCGAAGAAGGTGGCCGAGTCGACCTGGACGGCTGAGGCCGATAAGTGGAGCCACCTGTCACTGGTGGTGTCGAAGGTGATGGGCACCGAGAAGCAGCGCATCGCAGCACTCCATGCGGAGGCCGACGTCTATGTGATAGGCCGCGACTCCTTCGTGTGGCTGGTGGGCTACTACAACGGCCGTCTCCCGTTCGACATGCTGGTGATCGACGAGCTTACGTCGTTCAAGACTCCAAAGTCGAAGCGGTTCCGCGCCATGCGCATCGTCACACCCCTGTTCCGGCGGGTGGTAGGTCTGACCGGCACACCGGCACCCAACGGCCTCATAGATCTGTGGGCACAGATGTACTGCATCGACATGGGAGCACGCCTTGGTACAAGGGTGACCAAGTACCGCGACACCTATTTCGAGCAATTCCGCTACAACGGCATCATCGTGAGGTGCACCATCAAGAAAGGCATGGAAGAGGTCATCCGTAAAAAAATTGCGGACATCTGTCTGAGCATGCAGGCGAAGGATTACCTCACCCTGCCAGATCTACTCATCCACGACGAGAAGGTGCAGCTGTCTCCTGTCACGATGGCAGCCTACAACAAATTCGAGAGGGACAGGGTGATGGAGTTCCAGGAGGAGCACACCGGAGAGAAGGCGAACGTGCTGGCGACATCGGCAGCAGCACTCATGAACAAACTCTCGCAGTATAGCAACGGGGCAATATATGACGCAGACCACAACGTGTACGAGGTGCATGACGAGAAGCTGGCCAGGCTGTGCGAGCTCGTTGAGGCAGCAGGGTCGCCCGTGCTGGTGTTCTACCAGTATCAGCACGACATCCCCCGCATCCAGTCAAAGCTCAAGGGCTACAGGGTGTCGGTGTATCAGGACGACAGTACGCTGCAGTCCTGGAACCGGGGAGAGATCGACGTGCTGCTTGCCCACCCTGCATCGACGGCCTTCGGTCTGAACATGCAAGCGGGAGGACATTACATCGTGTGGTACGGCACAGGGTGGAACCTGGAACTATATCAACAGGCGAACGCCCGCCTCCATCGTCAGGGACAGCAGCACCCTGTCACGGTGTACAATCTCATCTGCACAGGCACAGTGGACGAAAGGGCAGTGATGGCACTGCACGGGAAGAAGAACCTGCAGCAGTCATTGCTCGACGGGCTCGACTACCTCACCCGCAAGCACCCCCATGGGGCAAGCCAGGGCACTGCCCCATAGGCCTCGGATTTTGGAGTTCGACGACGTACAACCGCTCAAAACCTTTCTTTTCACGGACGGGGGATTTTTTGGGGGGAGAAAATGTAAAAAATTACGCACTAAGCGAAGGACAAATCGAAAGTTAAGACATACAAGATAAAAGAACATAAGACTATGACGGTAAAAGAATATATCGAGTTTTTGAAAACACTCGACCAAGATAAAGGCATCTGGGTGGCCTACGACTTCCCGTGTGCCATGTATGAACCGAAGCCAGACGAAAGAGCAGAAGCCAGACATGTCCGGATCTATGGAGAGGGCAGCGACTACAACATCGGAGTGAAAGAAGGCGACTATATCATTAGCGCCGGATAGAATTTGTTTTCTTTCTAATCATAATCGAAACCGGGTGGCCGGTCTGTGAGGATAGGACACCCTTCTTTGTTCTCCCTGTTTGGGGAGCAACATTGTTTTCTTGAGGTGTGGGCGCCCGGTCTGTGAGGATAGGGCGCCCTTGTTATTAACGGCGGGGGTGTTTATATATAAAAAGTTAGAAGGCGAAAATCGACGTTTTTGGGGCCTAAATTCGACGTTTTCCTACAAAAATTCGGCGTTTTACGGGTAAAAACCGACGTTTTCGGGTACATATAGTTGACGATATGGGTTTTTTAGACAGACTATTTGGCAGGCGCAAAGAGAAGCGCGACGCGAGCGGGACGAGTGTTCTGCTCGGCAACCTCGGCTCGAGATATACGGAAAGCCTCAGTATGCGGCTGTCGACGGTGTACAGGTGCGTGCAGTGCATGAGTGATGCCGTTGCGCAGCTGCCCGTTCAGATCCTGAGGGTGAACAGCAGGGGCTACAAGAAGCTGGCGACGACGCACACGGCCTACTGGCTGGTGAATAAGGAGCCGTCGAAGTACATGTCGCGTTTCCAGATGATGAAGTCCATTGTCGTTTCGATGCTTCTGAGGGGCAACGCATACGTGCACATCAAGCGCGACCGGGAGGGCAACGCCATCGAGCTTGAGTTCCTCCATCCGGACACGGTGACCATCGTGGACGACGACTGGCGTCACATCGTTGCCTACGCTCATGCCCGCTATGGGTGGATAGAGCCCTGCGACATGATACACGTGGTGAACTTCAGCCATGACGGCGAGCACGGCATCAGCACCATCCGCTATGCCGAGGACACGCTGAGCCTTGCCTATGACAGTGAGACGCACGCCCGCGACTTCTTCGAGAGCGGTGCCAGCCTCAGCGGCGTGGTGACCGTTAACCACGTACTGACGCAGAAGCAGAAGGACGACTTCATGAGCCAGTGGCGCGCGAAGATGGCCCAGGGTACGTCGAACAGCGTGGCGTTGCTCGAGGCCGACATGGACTACAAGGCCATCGGCGTGAACCCTGCCGACGCCCAGCTGCTGGAGACGCGCCAGTACAGTGTGATGGACATCTGCCGGTTCTTCGGCGTGTCGCCTCAGAAGGCCTACGACATGAGCACGCAGAGCTACAGCAGCATCGAGGCGAGCCAGCTGGCTTTCCTCACCGACACGCTGCAGCCTATGCTTGAGAAGATAGAGCTGGAGTTCGAGCGCAAGCTGTTCCTGCCCAGCGAGAAGTTCAAGTACGACGTGAGCTTCGACACCAGCGTGATGCTCAGGACCGACAAGAACGCGCAGGCTGAATACTACACGAAGATGTTCAACCTCGGCGTGCTGACCACTAACGACATTCGCAGGCAGTTGGACTATGAGCCCGTTGAGAAAGGCGACCAGCCGTTCATCCAGTCGAACCTCGTGCCCATCGACAAGCCGCTGAACGCCACCCAGGCACAACAGCAGCCTAACCCTGGCAAGAACGGCAGCAACAACCAGCAGGAAGATGACGAAACGCAAAAGTGAGGACTATGAAGAATATCTGGGAGAAATATTGGCCGTATCTGGTCATGTTAGGCCTGTGGGTGCTGGTGGCCGTGCTGGCCTGCAGCTGCGACCGGAGTCTGAAGGCCGAGAATGAGAAGCTGCGCCAGGAACTTGCCCATGCGCAGCAGTACACCCCGCTGCAGCGTGACACCATCCGTGACACCGTGGAGATGATCACACAGAAGATCGTCGAGGTGGAGAGAGTGAAAGAGGCGCTGACGAAAGAAGACAAGCAGCTGCTGAAGGACATGGACGCCAAGATCCAGGCGATAGAGAGTTATCAGAAAATAGGGACAGAGACGGCGGCGAAGGTTGTTTTGAGCCGCGACACGGTCGCAGCAAACTCTACCGACGCCTCAAAAGCCCGGTCGGACTCTAAATCCGGTGCGGACTCCCTGCTGACGTTTAAGGATGCGTGGCTGGACCTTAAATATAATCCTGTAGACTCTTTTTTGTTAATTCAATTGCATGACAGTCTGGCCCTCGCAGTGGAGAAAGAATATAAGAGAAAATTCCTTTTGTGGAAATGGGGCACGAAGGGCTACAAGGTGAAGGCCGTGTCCTTCTGCCCCTACACCACTATCCGCTATAATACATACGTCAGGAAGAGGAGGTAGAGAATATGTGTGGAATTAAAGATTTCAAGAGCGTCAGCAAGAATGAGAAGTGCTGCCTGTGCCGGTTGACCTTCGTGCTGTGCTTTGTTATTTCGACTGCGCTCATCATCGGCGGTTTCTTCGTGCCTCCCACGGGAGTCATAGACGGCAGCGTGCTGACCGCCGTCGGCGAGCTGATAGCCTTCCCGACATTGCTCTACGGGTTCCGCGCGCTTGAGCTCGGCTACGAATTGAAATTCCAGCACGGCGAGACATCCGTCGAGCTGCACAGAGAGGAGGAAGAAGTATGAAGTACTTTACCATGGACGAGCTGACGCACAGCGCGACAGCCATCAGAAAGGGGATAGACAATACACCAGACAGCAAGGTGAAGGCCAACCTGACGGCCCTCGTTGCAAACATCCTGGACCCGCTGAGGGAGGCATATGGGAAGCCCATCGTCGTCAGCAGCGGCTACAGGTGCGCAAAGCTGAACAGGGCTGTCGGCGGTGTTGCCAGGAGCCAGCATCTGAGCGGCCAGGCTGCCGACATTCAGTCGGCTGGCAAGAGCCGGAGCGAGCACAAGAAGCTGTTCGACCTCGCCAGGAAGCTGAACCTGCCGTATGACCAGCTGATAGATGAGCACGACTACAAGTGGGTGCACATCAGCTTCAACCCGAAAGGGAACCGTCGGCAGGTGCTCCACGTGAAATGACGCATTATCCGGTCAAGGATTTTTCATGATTAGTTTAAAGTTGGTTTTTTAAATTGGACATTAAAAGCGATGCCGGCTGCCTGGGAAGGTGGCCGGCATTGTGTTATTCAGAGAGCGTCGTGAGCAGTTCTCCGGCATAGTGCGGATTGAGCAGCAGGACTCCGAGCGCCTCGATGCAGGCGATGACACCGTCGATTTTCTTCTTGTCGACCGACTTGTTCGGCTTGACGTTGCCGTTCCAATCGGACTTCAGCTCGACGTTTCGGAAGCAGAAGAGCGTGATGGCATTCGCATCGATGACGAGTGACGGCTCCTGCCCGTTCTTCACCTGATGCGACGCAAGCAGGATGAGGCGTTCCAGCTCCCGCGTGGGTCGGTTGAAGTTGCCGAGCGTCTGCCCATATTCCTCGAGCGGCATGCCCAGCGACGTGCAGTCGATGGCCCACTGTGTGGCGTTCCACTTGTCGTATCCCACCGACACGATGGTGACGTATTTGTTATGCCGGATGATGTCCTGTGTGATGTAGTCGTAGTCGGTGACGTTGCCAGGGGTGACATGCAGCTCACGCGTCTGCCGCCACAGCCGGTACTTCTCCTTGTCCGTCTTCGTCTCGAGCGCCTCCTCAGGGCAGTAGTAGTCGAGGTAGAGATAGTACCGTTCGTCGTGCCGGATGAGATAGGCTACGGCCGTGAGGTCGCTGACCGCCGAGAGGTCGACACCGACATAGCACAGATCTTCGTCAGGGTTGAAGATGCTCCAGTCGATGGCCCTTGAAATGCTCACCAGCTTCTGCTCCGGTATCCACACCTCGGCGACGTCGCACCAGATGTTCAGGTTCTTTGTCTTTACGTTCGTTTCCTCGCGCGGGTTGTTGATGGCGGTGTTCACTTCCGAGCGCAGCCACTCCCGGCTGACGGTCACGCCCAGGTTCGGTGCGCACTTCAGCCAGTTGCGCTCGTCGCGCCAGTCGTCGTCGGCATCCATCTCATAGATGGCCACGAAGAACTCCTCGTCGCGCTTGATACCACTTACCACCTCCACACCATAGTTCCGGAGCTCGTAACAAGGAAGCGTTTTGTCGAAGCCCGCGGTCGTGATGGTGCAGAGGTGGGGGTTCTCGCGCATACCCATTGACGACTTGATGACGTCACGCACGGATGAGTCAGGCGCGGAGTGGTATTCGTCTATGATGCCGAAGGAGGCGTTGTAGCCGTCGAGTGTTGAGTCGTCTGCCGCGAAGACG